AAGAACAGGGCGGCTCATGCCACCCGTCCCTGCCACTACACTATTAAGATATTTCTGTACCATTAATTCGTGTATGTTCATGCTTACTCCACATCAATGAACTCGTTAACAAGACTTTCATCGGCAGTGTTCAAAGTCTCTACTGCCTTAGCAGTGAACTCTGAGTTGATGTAGTCATTGTACTGAGTGATCCACTCGGAGCTATTGCGGTGCATCTGTAAGACATGATCCGTTATAGCTAAGTCAGAGGAGAAGTCAACGTCTACCTTAGGTACAAAGTAGGACTGACCATTATTCATCTCCCGTTCTAATGCACCTACGTGGATGCTGAACTGGATGAATGAACGGTTACGTCTTGCAATATCCTTAAAGGAATCACCGAAGGTCTTGAAGGCTTCACGGTTATCTACTTCCCAAATGAACGGGGTGGTAGCTACCTTAATGCTCTCACCTTTCTCATTGATAGGGTCAACCATAGTGATCTCACCAAACAATACACGTACTCTCTTCACAGACTTAATAAGATCCTTCATCTTATCAGGTACTGCTGCCCAGTCTTCAATGAAACCTGCAGGCTTACCACAGTTAAAGCCACCATCAGTATCCTTTAGATCTGAATTAAGATCATCAGACATTAGCGTCTTCACGTAACGACTGTTAGCTGGATCACTGATGTAACGCTTATACATGAACGACTGCATGAACAACCTTACATGAGCCTCCGGTGCATATGCAAAGGTTCCATCTTCTTGTTCCAAACGATACTGCCCTGCCTCTACTACCTCCATCTTCTTCTTCTTGCCGCCAACATCAACGACACCCATTAAAGGTGTATGCCACATACGTAAGCGTGGTAGTTTGTTCTTAGAACCAGAACCACCTTGCTCGTTAGACATACCTGTTAAGCGCATCAATTCTTCTTGACTTACTTGATTTAAAGCTACTTCACTCATATTACTTTCCTTTTTGCTATTAGCAATCTACTTGATCTAACCAATTATTTCCCATCTTAGCTTCCAGAGATAGAGGTAAGTTGAAATCAATATCCCACAGTTTATTTACTGTGCTTACTAACTTACTCTCTACTTCTACGACTACTTCCAGCATAGCCTCACGCTCGTCAGGGTGTACATCTATTACCATACTATCATGAACTGTATTAACAATGCAACTGTTTAGCCCTCTCTCTTTCATTACTTTCTCCATCATCAGCAGTGCAACAGGCACTATGTCTGCCGTAGCAAACGACTGAACAGGATAGTTCTTAATCATGGTAAAGTTTGTAACCGTACCATCACGCCTTCTTGACACATCAGGAAAAGCAAACTGCCTACCCGAAGGTGTTGTAATCTTTCTCTCTGACAATGCCTCAGTAGCTAACTTCTTATGCCACTCTGCTATGCCTCGGTACTTATGCATGAAGTGAGTGTAGTACTCAGCCTCTGCAGGTGTACGTCCATAACCGGAGGCACCATACAGTGGAGCAAACGTATGCATCTTAGCATTCTGTCTGCCTGTTGGCTGGCCTGCATTGGTAATGATGTCTGCCGTATACTGGTGAACATCAAATCCTTCTATGACTTCCTTGATAGCTACCTTGTCCTGAGATAGGTACGCTGCTACACGAAACTCTAGCTGCCCGAAGTCAGCCTCCATTATCTTACCACCAGTCCAACGAGATATGAACACACGCTTAACAGGGAACGTACCACCCCTTGGCATATTCTGCATATTAGGATTTCTCCCTGACAGTCTAGCCGTTGAAGTAATGTGCTGAGTAAGTTGTACGTGGAGCATACCATCTGCCTTAGTGAACTTCTCAATGCCACCTACAAAGGAGGATAGGTACGACTCTATGGCATTCAACCTACGTAGCTTAGATAAGAACTCTGCCTCACGTACCTTACCTAAACTTCTAGCCTTAGCCTCTAGTACTTCAAGGATACCCTTACCTGTACTGAATCCACTAGCACTAGCCCATGTAGCCTTAGGTGGTGTGAACTTAAGACCTGCTAACTCTTTAGTGTTCTTTAAGGTGTAGCCCATACGGTTACATTCCTTGCAGATGTTTCTGTTCTTACGAGGGATACCCTTCTTAGTAAGTAACTGAACCATGCCCGTGCCATTGCACATGAAACACTTAGATGCCTTAGTCTTATAGACAGGGCCAGTCATAGACTTCATAGCATCCTTGAATGCAGAGTCAGACATAAAAGCATTGACACTTAAGGCCCACATCTTCTTATCTGTAGGCTTACGAGAGAAGACTAATGAGGATAGCTGTTCCGGTGAGTTGATGTTGAGTGGTGTATCACCCATCAGTTCCTCTACAAACTCCATTAGTTCTTCGCTTAGTGTAGCTCTCTCCTCTTCAAACTCTGTCTTTACTTTGTTTAACTCTACTAAGTCTACCTTAATGCCTCGCTTATAGATCAGTGCCAGTTCATAGCAGGTGTCCATAGTAAGATCAAGTACAGACTGCATACTACTGTTCTCTTCATTGGCAAACCTTTCCATCTGCTTATTGTATACACCCAAGGTAGAGCGTAGGTCGTAACGTAGGTACTCGTCCAACTCGTCAAAGGGAATGTCCTTTGTAGATGTACCCGTCTTCCAATAGTCAGACATAGTATCCAGCTTCTGTTCTTCCAGTTGATACTGGGCAGATACAAAGCCTAAGTTGAGTGGGGACTTGATACCCTTGTTAAGTATGTACTCACCTAACATGGTGTCATAGATCTTACCTTCATACTTAAACCCACACTCCCATATCCATGTAAGGTCATGCACTGCATTGTGACATATGAGTAGGGTGGTATCATCCAGTATAGCCTGAGTTAGTAGCTCCCCGTCTACTGTAGGTGGCTCGTCTGAGTGAGTGAAGGTTACAACAGTCTCCATTTCCTCTGATAGCATACCTATCATTACCAACTCATTCTCTGCCTCAAAGGGATCGAAGTGTTGCTTACCATCCCTCTTGCAGGTTGTATTCTCTACATCCAATACTGTTATCATAACTCACCCTTAATATATTTAATGGCTCTACGAAGTCGGGGTACATCGTCATTGAAAACTCCCAATGCTCGGTTACAACTATGGCATAGCCAACCCCTAAAGGTATCCGTGTCATGGTCGTGATCCAATGCCCATGCACTAGACTTAAAGCCTCCCTTGCCTTGTGCTTCTTCCTCACTACATAAGCATAGGGGACACTGATACCCTGCGGGAGGCATACCGTGTTCTTCACGTAGCCCCTTACGAATCTTAACACCATAGTTTAGACACGCCCTACACTCAGGTCGTAGGTATACCCCACCATTAGCTGGGCCAAAGTGGGAAAGAGGTAGAGCGTTAGCGCACTTGTTACATACCTTGGTGTCCTCTGACTCTGCATCACCTGTGTAATCATCAATGAATAACTGTATCTGTTCAAACTCCATATCTTGCAATCCTTCCATCAAGCATACAGGTTACCTTACCATGCCATCCAGTTAGTTTATTCTTGGTTATGTTTATATGACGCATAGGATCTTCCATTGTATCATCATCCCCAATAGTAGGGTTCTTAGCAATGAGTAGCATGAGGTCAGCCTCGGATGCCTTACCTGTCTTGGAACCTTCCATCATAGATTGATTGAGGATTACCTTACCCTCTGCCTCTGCACTTAGCTGTGACATATAGAACACGGCACATCCATACTGCTTAGCAATGTCTCGTGCATAGATAGCATTAGCCTTGAGCATCATATCCTCACGGGCAGCACCATTAAGTCTAGCAAACTTATCACCCATATCAAGTACAACAATGTCAGGCTGGTAGGACTTAATGACAGACTCAACCCATGCCATATCCTTACCTGTTGCATCAATGAACTTAACGTGTTCCTTAATCTTCTGATACTTAGCCATAGCAGAGGATGGGTTATCCCGTATCTGATTGAGTGTCATACCTGTTGATGCACTTAAGTAACGTGACGCTACCCTGTGTACTGCTTCCTCATTACATAACACTATGCACTGTGCACCCTGCTCTGCGAATCCATTAGGCCCAGCAATAAAGGAAGCGTGGCTTGAAGTCTTACCTGTCTCAGGTCTAGCACCTATCATAATCAAGTGACCACCATTAACGCCCTCCACCTTACGTGCAAGGGTAGGCAGGTTGAATGTCCACTGAGCCTCAAGGTCACACTTCTTAAGTAATGAATCTAACTCTATGTCGGCCCATTCAACTGACAGGTTAGGTGTGAAGTCTTCATTGTAGTTCTCAAGGATAGCACGTAGTGGCTCAAGGGATAGGTGTTCCCCGTTAACATATTCAAATCCTAGGTTGGCTACCTCCTCCCCTACTAACTGTCTAAACATATCAGAGAGTACATCACTGGCTATGTCTGCACCCATCACTACCTCACGCTCTACCTTATCGAAGATAGTTTGGAAGGAACCTTTCTGTGCTGTTGTAATGGTGGGGTTCT